TCCTTTGTTACCGGATGTGGGATAAAGGAAAGACTTATATCTTTAAAGGTTCTAGATATTCTCTGAACGACGGCCATATAGCAAGACAGTATTTCTTGCCTTTATTTATACTACCTACCCTGTCCTTTGTATTTTTTACGAGGCGAGTTACGCGAAGTCGCAGTATATTTCGTATGCTTACCAGTACCTTGACGAGTCTTTTTCGGCTGCGCCTCTACAAAACTCTCACCAGATAACGTTGTTCTTACTTTACTCATTTAATAACTCCCTATTATCGTATAAACTTGGTTCATCCTTCAACATCTCAGTTTTAAGATCGTCTGGATTGGGAGAACCGGTCTCATAAAAATCCCGTGATAAATCTCCCATTGTTTCGAAGTATTGATCCTCTGTTAAATTAGAATGAATCAACCTACCCTTACAGTAAATATTATACTTCTCTTTCACTATATAACCCTCATCTTCTCATGTCCTACCCTTACCCTTGGATCACACCATATCTCATACCCTGCCTCCTTTGCATCTAAACAAAAACTAACATCTTCTCCACACATATCCTGTACCTCTCCACTCTCAAATACTTGCATCTTTGGAGCAAACCAAGGATACTTCATCTCATCATTCTCCCATACACCATGCTTAATTAATAACCATCCAAATCCTGTATAGTCAACTTGAAAAGGTTTTCTCCTCTTACTCATACTCTCAATAGTCTCATGATTCATTACTCCACCATTACTTCTGAAATCATCCTCATCCATCCAATGTGCTACAGATGTAGTCTTACCATCCTCCGTACAATACCATCCACTTGCTAAATCTTTATCCATTAATACTAATTGCCAAAACTTCTCAGTATTAAACACTATATCACTATCAATCCATAATTGCCAATCATAATGTAACTTACCATCCCAAGGTTTTTGATTAGGTCCCCTTAATACATTCGCACCTAAACACTTACATCTAGCAAAGTTTACCATACTAGAGTAATCTTGACTGATCTGTATACTGGCTCCTGCTTGAACTAAATCAAAACATAGTTGAACGAAACTCTTTAAGTATGCATATGATACTCCTCTACCAGGTAAACAAAATACAATAGTCTTACCCTTGACCATTGCCTTCGCTGCATCATAATCCCATTCTGGTTCTTTAACCTTCTTAGGTGCGTTTGCTTTAACAGTAAATCCTTTAGCCATAATTCCTTTAGTGCTTCAATTCAATTATATCAGTTTATATAGTAAATGTCAATCTCGCTAACACTCTCATTGGTCATCTGTCATTATAATAATATCTCCGTTATCTACAACAAACCTTACCCCTGTTCCCTCATACCATCCTTCCCCATTTATTAACCACTCTGGTAAATTAACATAATATTCACCAGTTACCGTATCAACCTCTATGGTCCGAAAATTATCATCGGTATTTTTTTTCATATAACTGAAATCACATATCGAAATTATATAGTCTTTATACTTATTTGACTAAACATCGCTTACACTCTGTCTTCGACCCTATAGACCATTTTATACTTACGAAAAAAAATCTGGACCACTGGGGAATTCTATAATCGATTATAATATATCGGTCGTTCGTAACACTTTGTAGGTTAGGGGAGTCATCGAAAATCAACGACGGGGGCGCGAACGGGGCACGACTGCTGATTCACGAACGAATGGCATAAAAAAGGCAGGGTCATCACTCCTGCCTAATAACCTTTATCCACTCTGCATCCTTTTAGGGCGATTGCACTCCCATGCGCCTAATGACCCTTAAACCGATTGAAGTCGATTGCCTGTAATGCGCCAAGCAGTCCTTTTGCATAATCCTTTAGACCCGTCGCATTCTTGACCGACTGATCTAGGAAATTGCATGACTGCGCGGCGATGTCGATGGCGTTGTCCGTGTGGCGGTCTGAGAAAAGACGAAACTCACGAAGGATGGCAGGACGATCACCCGCATGCAGAACATAGGCAGCGGCAAGCGCATCATACTCTTCGGGCAACCACGTGCGCTCCGATGCCTTGACTGCTTTGACCGTTGCTTCAATTGCACTGGTCAAAATCTGACGACCACGCTTGAAAAGCACGCGGTCTTCCCTGTCACCTAGATTCGCCAAACCAAATGCTTTCACGTATGCTGCGTTCTCTTCGTAGAATTCGATCGCGTCTTGCTGGTCTGAGGTGAATGCTGTCATGATGGGGTGGGGTTGCTTTACTCTCTTATAATACACGGTTTTGGGGTGCTGTGGTAGAAAAGTGTGCACCTTATAAACCGTCACACGATACTGCTAACGACCAACCCCCATGCTAAAATTAGCGTAAGAGAAAACTTCACGGTCAACCAGTTTCCATGATCCTGCTTCGGTGTGCATCACGTATCCTTCCGCGTCAACTGCCTCATCCTGAATCCATGCGTCAGGTCCATCGCCGTGGCAGCACAAATCGAGTGCCTGTTCCTTGATCGCTTTCACTAGAACCCAAAGGCGGACCAACTGATAATTTGCGAATTGTTCGGGCACGATTTCGTCACCATCGCGGATGAACGCGTTCAGGTCTTTCTTCAATATCGCTGCTGCCTTCTCATCCTCAAAATCTACTAGGGTGCTGACCTGCTTCGCAAATTCGATTCGGTCTTGTAATGGACTGCCTACGAAATCGGCAAAGGCAGCAGGTTGAACGAATAGACAGCAGTCGGTTGATTCCTGATCGTCCTTAAGGGGACTAGCAACCGCATCACGCAAATCAGATTCTGCTTCGTAGCGGGTATGGGGTGCAACGATGATCTCACCACCGACCGTATCAGGGAATTGGTACGTGATGCAGTTGGGAGTAAATTCGTCTGACCCACCAAACCCGATGAAATCGCCTTGAATGATTCCGTCCTCATCAGGCAGGAAGTCCAGACAAGCGTGAAGAATTTCAGCAACTGGTCCATTATGGTTTTGATCGATGTCTGCATGGGTCTCGTTGATCTTGATTTTGACTTTATTAAAAACGCTTTTGGTCCCTACGAACTGGTTTCCTGTAGCAGGGTTTGTTCCCCATACTATAGCAGGTGCTCCATCATATTTGACTGACAGGTGATGGGGCATCAAAAAAGCATCCAAAACGGCAAGATCGCCGGTGAGGATGCTGTCTTCAGGATGTTCGATGTGGATGTTTTTCATACTTATAGTATGGCAGAAAATGGGGCAAAAATCAAGTGGTCTTGTGGCAGTTTGTCAACCGACTACTAAACCATCAAAGAACTCCTGTGGTTGCTCCTTTGCCAAAACTCCATCTAACCATTTGTTGATATGGCGTGATGTGGTGCTGCTCCACTTCTTACTAGTCCTGTAATACCCATTATCGGACAAACAAGCAACTGGTGTTTCATATGAGAATAGAACTGATGTTCCGTCACTTAGATCCAGTTGGGTCATGTTCGATGCGATTTGACGAAGGTTCATGGGTGCTTTCCTGACTACTCTTATAGTATGCCATAAAAAAACCCCCCATGGGGGGTTTAGTGTGCACTTTGCCAACTGTCCTTATAGGTCGGTGCCTCCTTCCTCTTGTACTGATATGATGTCCTCTAGCACTGCTAAGATTTCGTTTCCGTTCTCAGCATTGTCAAGTAGGAATTCGGCGAAGTTGCTGGACATGATAATAAATCGGGGTTTGCTGGTGTGGATTTCTTCCACTCTTCTAATATACCATAAAAAAACTCCCGTGAGGGAGTTAGTGGACGGTTTATGAACTGACCTTAGCAAACTGTGCTTTGGTGAATTCAATAGTATTCTTGAGATCACGAACTGCTAAAGCAAATTCGTAATTATGGACCTTGACTCTGTTTTGCAGGTCTGACCACAGTTGCTCATTAGTCAACAATACAACGTCGGGTCTTTGTGGTCCCTCCTGAACTACTGGTGCTGGCACAACCAATTTCTTGGATCTGGCGCGGGTAGTTTTAGCAGGCATGCGTTGTTCCTTTGTGGTACTCTCGTAGTATAGGACGCGGACCCATCCTATTCAAGCACTCTTAACAAACTGAAACATTATTTCTCTTGCATCTCTGCCACACGTGCACGCCTCAAAACCATCAGTTCCTTATAGCGTGCCTTTTGTGGATTTGTGAAAGTCAGGTTGTTCCGCCTCCACTCCTTTTTTAATTCTCTTAATTCTGCCAATACCTCATGGTGTCTCATAATGTCAATAGGTTACGTAGGGGTCATACTCCTTAACAGAAGCATGCACGTCCTCATTATCCTGAAGGTCTAGCAGCGTCCTCCAGTCAATGCGGTCTAAATCCAGATCATCATAAACCGATAGATCTAGAGTTACACGAACAAAATGCTTTTCTGTCATTTGTCTGCTAGGGTCTTACAACCATTATATCATGCATAGTGCTGATATGCAAGCGTTTCGTAATCCTGTGATTCCCTGCGGTCATTGTCCTCATCCATGTAGTCCTCATTCAGATCATAACAAGATTCATAATCCAGTGGAGAGTATTCGATTCCATAATCGTCATACATGGCGTCTGTCCTTTAGAAACAATTTAAGTATAACACGGATCTCGACAAACAGCAAGTATATATGCAATTTGTCGTAACCCAATGGTATATATGTACGCTTTACCGTATTTTGTGTCTTTATGTAACAATTCGCACAAAACGACACTAGGTTTCTGTGAAATTTCGTGTCTTGTGGGTTGACAAATCGATCGATCCATGGTACGCTCGCAAAGGTCACAAGTCTCAGAGTGGTTTAGCACGTTTTAGAAGTGCTTTTCAACCCATTTAAACTGATAATAAGTGACAGTAAAACCAAGACTTAAGAAGACAAATAAAGCAATTAGATCACGCATAGTAATATAGAGTAGAGATACGGTA